CCTTGTTGATAAGCAAGCATAGGATTCAAACCAGCAGCTTTAAGATCAGCTACACCACGCTGATAAGTAGTATTAGCCATACGCTCAGTAAAAGCCATCTGCTGGTCAAACTGAGCCCTTTGAAGATTACGCTGCTGAACACCACCATACAAATCACCAAGGAAAGCAACAGGATTAAAACTATCAAACATACCCATAACTAACTCCTTATTCCGAGACGCCTGGCTCCGCCAGACGCCCCGGTCAATTTAACATCAAAAATGGTCAATCAACCCAGGCACAGAGTACATCGGCATAGGTCTAGCCATCGTAATATCAAAAAACGCATCTAACAAAAACTGCTGACCATTAGCCTCTTCACCAACAGCAACAATACGGTCAACCGGGGGCGTATCCTGTATAAACGAATCATTAAGCGCCGGAACAGAATCAAAACGCTGGGCAAGATGCCAAGCATCCAACGTACCAGCACTAGTAGACCTAAACAAACCAGTAATCTGTGAAGGCTTATAGCGATACTCAGCCCAACGCTCCTGATAACCAAACACATCATCATCAGTAGCCGTGCCATCACAATAAATTTCTTTATTAAGAACCGCCTGTTCGCCCAAAGTGGCGAAAGCAGGGAAATAAAAGTCATAACGAGTAGAACGACTCCACATCCGCTGCAAACCTTGCTGATAAGTCAAATCAGCACGAACAGAAACCATTCCAATAATTACACCATGCTCAGTAAAGCTCTGAGTGAATCCATGCCCATGGGCCAAAGCCGTGCCCATAGCCGCAAGATTACCGAGAGGACTCGACGTGCCAGACGCTCCAGTACCGGAGGTCTGAGCAATAGGATTGACACTAATCGGAGTGGAACCACCACCAAGATACTCAGGGCGCTGCAAACGAGCATCAGGGGACACAACACCGAAATGAGCACGAATGATCTCAGTATAACGAGTACCTCCACGAGCATCCCTTTCAAGTAACTTCTGAATCTGAAAAGACTGACGCAACTGATTCACAGTAGCTGCCGTCGCAGTCGACAGATCAGCAACCAAACCAGACTCAGTACCAAACTTAAAATCTTCCAAATTACCAGTAGCACCACCAGAGAACCAAACTTGACTACTATTACCGTCCCTAAAAGTACGTTGCGTACCAGACGACGAAGGTAACGTAAACGTCGGAGCAAGACCGTTACCAATAACCTCAGCAGTACCACCTAACGGCAGAGTAACCGCATCACCCTTTTGAGGCCAAGGAAGTGCAGACGTAAAGTAATCATGACGCTTACCTCGCCGCAACAAAACATAGTCAGCAGGATCATCAGGACCATCGCCAATATCATTCACAGGCGAATCCTGCATGTTTTGGTCACGATACCATTCCGTGTATATCAAATTATAGGCTCTGGGCCAAAAGTTACAATGCTCAACAGTAGAAGCAACATCGACCTGGCCCACCGTAGGCAATCCCATATAGTCCTGCAACGAGCCAACCGCATAGCCACCTACAGGTGACTCACACACAGGAACAACATAGTCAATTGAAGAATCAGGATCAGGGTAACGCTCCCCCATGAACTTCTGCCAATTCTGCCAAATCAACCGATTAGGAACAAAAAAGAAAAACGAATCCAAATGCATGTTATCCATGATTGGATACAAAGGCGTAGCCAAACGAGCAAACGCTGTCATCTTAAGATTGAACGTATCACCCGGTAAAACCTCATCACAATAAATTGGAACAAGATAACCAGCATCAAAAGTCGTCTTATAAGTCTTTTGAGCTTTAAACTTAGAACGAGGAATATCCGCTTTAGGAATCATAGCGAACTGGTGAACATTCACCGACTTATTACGATGCATAGCATCCTCCAAAAAAAAAGCCCCCATCTCTGGGGGCAACCCGCTATCGAATAGCGACCTGTTTACCTAAAGCAACTACCTTGGGCCGCTCAAGACACTCAAGAATACAAGTCTCATCATTAAACGTACCAATCTCATACAGATCAAAATCATCAGGATGCGCAAACATCTGATTATTAGGATCATTGCGGTTTATCTCATCAGTAAAACCGCGAATAGCAACACCAATAGAAGGAACAAACATAGGGCGACCGAACGCTTCCGCTGCTCGATCCTTAACAGAACAAATAACTTGAATCATAGTTTCCTCACTGTAACTCACGTTTCAAATACCTCAACTTAGCGTTGAGGACCTTAGCACGAACAGCATCCCTCTCAGGAGTCTGTTCTTCGGGATCAAAACGTTCCCGGGCCCGCTGCGCCCTTCGAGCTTTCACAAGCTCAAATTCCTCCGGATCCTCAGCCTGCAACAACTTATCATAGTACCGAGGCACCTTACATTGATGACCACGCACAACAACGTAATCACCATTGCGAACATCGTCTTTATACTTCTCATACCAACTTTTTGCAAGACCCTTCGACATCTGATTGTACTCAGGCTTCTTGCTCAACAACTCACCAGTCTGCAAATCACAAAACTGATAATGACCACTATGCTCGGCCAAAGGTCCATTAACCTTCTTCATCACATACCGAGCAACATACGCGGCACTCTCAAAAGTAACATCTCCAATCTCAACGTTACCAAAAGGCCATAACTTTTCCAACTCATCACTCCGATACTGTAAACAACCAGCTGGAGACTTACGCCAAGGATACTTATCACCAAAATCATGACCAAATAAAACACAATGGAAATGCGGTCGATCAAACTTCTCACCATACTCTCCACACATGTAAAACTTGATCTTCTTCTTACCCAACGACTTACGCAATCGTTTAACAAAATTCTGAAAATCTCTATGGTCTAACGACCAATCATGCGGCAAATGCTCATCCGCATAAGTCAACGTCAAAAAACAATTCTCATCGTGCATCTGGGCCTCATGCATACACCGAGTAGCCCATTGGCGAGAGCGCTCAAGCCTACACTCACCGCACTGCCCACATGGCAGCGTGAGGGAGCGGCTAATGTCATGCCTGGCGCTCTCATGAAACAACACATCACCAGAGACAGTCTGCCAAGCCTGAATCGGAGAAGTACACATTAAAACCTAAAACCACCACGCATAGGACCACGCATATTAGCGGCTTTAGTCTTCATCGTATGCTTACGAAAAGTACGAGCTGACTTCCTTTTACTAACACCACTACGGCGAACTGGACGCATACAAACCTTCCTTTCTAAAAACCTACCCAACTCTCATTGGGATAGGGATTGGTGTCAACTGGCACAGTTAGAACAAGTATATAACTGTGCCAGAGGGGGCCGTCAAGCCCCCTGTTCCCCCATAGCAGCTTGGGCAGCTCCGACTTCAGACAACGGCACAGGCTTGGCGGGAGCCTCGCCTGCGGCTATCAAACCGAGCTCAATCGCCTTATCACGATTGTTCTCGTCACTACAAAAATCAACAAAAGCAGCCGGATCGTTAGCAAAAAACGACCGGACATCAGCAGGAAGCTGATAAAACGCTTCAGAAGCACCCAAAACGGCCTCCACAGCCGTTTTGTAATCAACAACACCTGTGAAGTCCCCATACGTCGGCAAACGCGACGGTGGGGCCATCTGCCCCGTCACAGCAAACTTACGAAGAATGTTGTTGATATCACATTCATCCTTAAAATTCTGTTGGGTCCTAGTAGGCCCAACAGACCTAAACGCAGTCTTCCTAGACAACGCATCACGGTCATACTTATACGGTTGCCGCAAATCCATAACTAACCTCACTTCTGAGAAGGCAACTTGGCACCACGACCCCAATTGCCATAATTATAAACGGGAGCCTTTTTAAACAAATTAAAAGGATCAAGAATAGACTTCAAAGCAGAAGCACCAGAACTCACCATAGTTGAAACAGGATTAACCCAAGTCAACCAAGGATTATCAGTAAACATATTGGCTTCAGCCTGAGCCTGCGGCAACGCAAACTTACTACGTAAAGCCTCATAATCAGCTCGATCGGCCTGACCTTTAAGAAGCTTATCGGCATACAAAGCCGAAGTAGAAGAAATAGCAGCATCATTAAAAGCTTTCATAACACCAAAAGCTTGAATTTGCTGCTGAGTCAACTTAAGACCAGTATCAGCCTCAGTATTAACCTTTTCAGCCATAGTCTTAGCAGCCTGCGCCTGCGTGGCTGCAACTTGAGCAGAATTAAGCTCGGCAGCCATACCCTTAGTAATTGCACTACCAACAGTATTCTGAAAATTACTAGAAGGTGGTGCACTAGGAGCAGGAGCTCCACCTTGTTGATAAGCAAGCATAGGATTCAAACCAGCAGCTTTAAGATCAGCTACACCACGCTGATAAGTAGTATTAGCCATACGCTCAGTAAAAGCCATCTGCTGGTCAAACTGAGCCCTTT